TTAAAGAGAAGAGGATATAGAATGTTTTCGATAAACCGCCCGGATAAAATATGGAATAAATTATCTGTTACGGCAAAAGAAGTTGGAGGAATACCAAATTCTAGTGAAGACATGAAACAGGCTCATGCAGCAGCTATTGAAACTTATATAGAGAATAATGTTGGACTAAAACAAGATGGAGACTATGGGGAAATGGTATTTCAACGTACATTAGAAGATTGGGCACGATTTGATATTAATAATAGAACTAAACATGATGCTTCTATAAGTTCTGGTTTAGCATTAATGGCTTGTAATAGAAACAAGTATAAACCATTGGCTAATAGAACTACAAAATATATGAATTTAGGAATTAAGAGATATGATAATACAGGATTTCTTTCAAAAATACAAAAATAAATGATTTATACTAATACACGAAGTAGTTTTCCAGATCAGGTGGTACCTGAAGAAGAGAAAATGAGTTTAGAGTATGGTCTGCAAGTTGCAAGAGCTATTGAAGGCGAATGGTTTAATAGTTCGGTTGGTGGATATAGATATGAAAATAATTATAATGTATTCTATCGTAGGCGATTATATGCAAGAGGAGAACAACCTGTACAGAAATATAAAGATGAATTATCAATAAATGGTGATTTGTCATATCTTAACTTAGATTGGAAACCTGTACCTATAATTCCAAAGTTCGTAGATATAGTAGTTAATGGTATGTCTAGTAAACTGTATGATATAAAAGCTTTTGCTCAAGACCCTGCCTCTCAAAAAACTAGAACTGATTATGCTCAACATTTACATAAACAAATTGCTGCTAAAGCATTTATGGATGAAGTTCAAACTAATTTAGGACTAAATTTATCTCAATTACCACCAGGTGATAAAGTTCCACAAACAGAGCAAGAACTAGAATTACATATGCAGTTAGATTATAAACAATCTATAGAAATTGCGGAAGAAGAAGCTATATCAAATGTATTAACTCGAAACAAATATGATTTAATAAGAAGAAGATTTAATAGAGATTTAACAGTATTAGGTATTGGTGCTGTTAAGACTAGTTTTAATAAAGCTAATGGTATAGTTGTTGATTATGTAGATCCTGCTAATTTAGTTTGGTCGTATACAGAAGATCCTAATTTTGAAGACATATATTATGTTGGTGAAGTTAAATCAATAAGTATCCCTGAACTTAAAAAAGAATTTCCTGATTTAAGTACTCAACAGTTAGAAGAAATACAAAAGTTCCCTGGTAACACTAATTACACCAGAAACTACGAAGGTAAAAACAATAATAATACAGTTCAAGTTCTTTATTTTGAATATAAAACTTATGCAGATCAAGTATTTAAAATAAAACACACTGATCAAGGGTTAGAAAAAGCTATTGAAAAAACAGATATATTTAATCCTCCGCCTAGTGATAACTTTGATAGAATATCAAGATCTATAGAGGTATTATATCATGGAGCTAAAATACTAGGACACCCTATAATGTTAAAGTGGGAGGTTGCAGAAAATATGACTAGACCATTTGCTAATCTTAGTAAAGTACAAATGAATTATCAACTTTGTGCACCTACTTTATATAAAGGTAGAATAACGTCTTTAGTAGAAAGAATGATTGGTTTTGCAGATATGATCCAATTAACATCGTTAAAATTACAACAAGTATTATCCAGAATAGTACCTGATGGAGTGTTCTTAGATGTTGATGGTTTAGCAGAAGTAGACTTAGGCAATGGAACACATTATAATCCTAGTGAAGCTTTAAATATGTATTTCCAAACAGGTAGTATAGTTGGTAGGAGTATGACTCAAGATGGTGATCTTAATCATGGTAAAGTGCCTATTCAAGAGTTAAATAGTTCTAATGGGGGACAGAAAATCGCATCACTCATCCAAACTTATCAATATTATTTACAAATGATAAGAGATGTCACCGGACTTAATGAAGCTAGAGATGCTAGTACTCCTGATAAAGATGCTTTAGTAGGTTTACAAAAGTTAGCCGCTGCTCAATCTAACGTAGCTACTAGACATTTAATGCAAGCGAGTTTATTTCTTACATTAAGAGCGTGTGAAAATATTGCCTTACGTATTGCCGATTGTTTAGAATTCGATTTAACCAGAGAAGCTTTAATAGATAGTATAAGTTCCTATAATGTTGGAACTTTGCAAGAGCTTCAAACTTTAAACTTATTTGACTTTGGGATATTCTTGGAACTAGAACCTGATGAAGAAGAAAAAGCCATGTTAGAACAAAATATTCAAATGGCTATCCAACAAGGTGGGATAAATTTAGAAGACGCTATAGATATTAGACAAGTAAAAAACTTAAAATTAGCTAATCAATTATTAAAACTTAAGCGTAAGCAAAACATGAAAGCGGCTCAAGAAGCTCAACAAGCTAATATTAAAGCTCAAGCAGAGGCTCAAACAAGACAAAGAGAAGAAGAAGCTATGTTTGAAGTTCAAAAACAGCAAGCGTTAAGCCAAACTAACATTGAATTTGAAAAAGCTAAATCACAATTTGAACTAGAGCGCTTACAAACAGAAATGCAGTTGAAGAAGGAAATATTAGAAGTGGAGTTTGTATATGACATGCAAATTGAAAAAGAAAAAATGAAAGCTACAGGTAAAAAAGAAGCTTTAATAGAAGATAGAAAAGATAAAAGAAGTAAACAAGAAGCAACTCAACAGAGTCAATTAATAAATCAAAGTCAAAATGACTTATTACCAACAGATTTTAATAATCAAATACAGTAAAAATAAATTATATAATATTATATCATGAAAGAAACAGAAACACCAAAAGTAGATGAGTTAAAGACTCCAGAAAAACCTATAGTAGATCCTAAAGTAGAATCGTTGAAGATAAAAAAACGTCCAAAGAAACTTACGAAAGTAGATGACGCGGTGAAAATAGATTTAACTCAGAAAGAAGAAAAAAAAATAGAAGACGTTGTTCAGCCAATGATTCAAGATGTTGTGGAAGATGTAAAAGAAAAAATAGAGGAGAAGGAAGATAAAGCAGAATTAACTAATGAAACAGTAGCACCAATTCAAGAAATACCTACCGATGAAGTAACAGAAAAATTTACTCCTACATCAACTCCTGAACCAGTTATTGTACCAGATAACTTACAAGACTTAGTAGGCTTTATGAAGGATACGGGTGGTACAGTGGAAGATTACGTTAGATTAAACGCAGATTATTCTAAAACAGATCCTAAAGTATTGTTACAAGAATACTATGCCCAAACAAAACCTCATTTAGACAAAGAAGAAATTAATTTTATGATGGAGGATAAATTCCATTATGATGAAGAATATGATGAAGAGCGAGACATCAAGAAAAAACAACTCGCAATGAAAGAAGAAGTTGCTAAAGCTAATAACTTTTTAGATGGTTTAAAAGATAAATACTACCGCGAGATCAAGTTGAAACCCGGTACCAGTAAAGAACAACAGCAGGCAACAGAATTTTTCAACAGACATAATAAGGAACAAGAAATAGCTCACAAACAACACTCGGAGTTTAAAAAGTCCACTAAGGATTATTTTACCAATGATTTCAAAGGTTTTGATTTTAATATTGGAGAGAAGAAATTTAGATATGGAGTTAAAAACCCTGAAGACGTTGCTTCAGCTCAATCTGATATCGCCACATTTGTTAAGAAGTTCTTAAGTGAAGATGGAAGTGTAAAGGATTATACTGGTTATCACAAAGCTATTTATGCAGCACGAAATGCTGATACAATTGCCCAACATTTTTATGAGCAAGGCAAAGCCGACGCTGTAAAAGATGTTATGGCAAAATCCAAAAACGTGAGTAATGTAGCTCGTCAAACAGCAACAGATGATCATGTATATTTAAATGGATTACGTATAAAAGCTGTTAGTGGTGTTGATAGTTCTAAATTAAGAATAAAAAAGAATAAATAACTAAAAACAAAAAAACATGGCGTTTACAAGTATGCATGCAGGTTTAGCTCCTGCACAAGATAGGGTGACGTTGTCGACAAATTATTTGCAATGGACTGATCCAACTGTGGCTGGAACTTTTGCAGATTTTGCTCAACAATATTTACCTGAATTATACGAACAAGAAGTTGAAAGATTTGGTAATAGAACCATCTCTGGATTCTTAAGAATGGTCGGGGCAGAAATGCCAATGACCTCAGATCAAGTAATCTGGTCTGAACAAAATAGATTACACATTTCTTATGACACAGTAACTGAAGCTGCTGGAACTTTCACAGTTAACTTAGCTGGTTTAGGTGTAACAGATCATGCAATTAGAACAGGTAATACTATTGTAGCATTTAATCCTGTAACAGGAGTAACTCTTAAAGGTTTAGTTACAAGTGTACCGTTAGCAACAACATTTACTGCGGCTTGTTATACAGCTGCTGGTTGGGCTGGTTTAGGTGTTGGAAACTTAAGAATATTCGTTTACGGATCTGACTTTGGTAAAGGTACATTTGGAATGCAAGGAGGCGTTGAGCCAAATTTCACTCAATTTAGTAATAAGCCAACTATTATAAAAGATCAATACCAAGTTAATGGTTCTGATACTGCTCAAATTGGGTGGGTTGAAGTTGCTACTGAAGATGGTACATCTGGTTTTTTATGGTATATGAAAGCTGAATCGGAGACTAGATTAAGATATGAAGATTATCTTGAAATGGTTTGTGTTGAAGGTGAATTAGCTGCTGCTGGATCTGATGTTGCAGGTCTTGCTGCTACTCAAACATCATATGGAACAGAAGGTATGTTTGCTGCATTACAAGCAAGAGGAAATGTATATTCTGGTTTTGCTGGAGCTGCTGCTCCTGGTGCTGGTGCTTTAGGTGATTTCGATCAAATATTGCAACAACTAGATAAGCAAGGTGCTATTGAAGAAAATATGCTTTTCTTAGATAGAGCTACGGCTTTAGACTTTGATGATATGATCGGTGCTCAAGCTGGTGGTGGTTATGCTGCTGCTTCTTCAGTATCTTATGGTCTATTTGATAACTCTGATCAGATGGCGTTAAACTTTGGATTTTCAGGATTTAGAAGAGGTTCTTATGACTTCTACAAAACTGACTGGAAATACTTAAATGATGCTTCTACTAGAGGAATGGTTGATAATATAAAAGGTGTTTTAGTTCCTGCTGGAACTTCAACAGTATATGATCAAATGTTAGGTACTAACATAAGAAGACCAATTTTACATACTAGATATAGAGCTTCTGAGACAGAAGATAGAAGAATGAAATCTTGGATAACTGGATCTGTTGGAGGTGTTTACACTGATGATTTAGATGCAATGAGAGTTCATTACTTGTCAGAAAGATGTCTTTGTGTACAAGCTGCTAATAACTTTGTATTATTTACAGATTAATAATTAACCCTTAAAAATATAAAATTATGGCACTTATAAAAGTAATAAGCGAAGATTTATCAGAGAATATTTACGATGTAAATGTTCCTATAGTTGTATCAGGCGTTTCAACAGCTGGCGCTAGTTATGCGATAACTATGGCTACTGGGCAAGGTACGTTAGATATAACAAATCCTGTTGGAACAGTTACAATGAACACTAGATCGTACATAAAAAATATGAATGAGTTGATAGAGGAAGCTATTGCTGACCCTTATGCAATACCAACTTTCACTCAAGTATATAACGCAGAAGCAGATGCATATTTAGCACCTGTTGAATATCATACGATTTTAACTCAAGGAACAACTCCTTAGTAAATCTCAATATAAGACCCCATTAGCGTGGGGTCTTTTTTAACTAATTAATTATTTATATTATATTATATCATGGAAAAAGAAAAAACAACATGGGAAGTAAAAGATAGAAATTATTATCTTTTACATGGAAAAACTCCATTAACTTATACAATCACTTCAAAACACACAAGAAGATTTCCTTTATTATGGTTTGATGAAGAACAAGGAAGGCAACGAGAATTACGATATGCTACTAATCAATCTTCACCATTTGTAGATGAACAAAATGGTCAAGTTACATTAGAACATATAGTATTTAATGATGGTGCTTTACATGTTCCAAAAGAAAAACAAAGTTTACAAAAACTGTTATCTTTATATCACCCAATGAAAGGAAAACGCTTTGCTGAAATAAATAACGTTGAAACTGCTAAGGATGAAATAGAAGATATAGAATTAGAAATCTATGCTCTAACAGCAGCTCAAGGTATTGGGATAGAACAAGCAGAAGCTATATTAAGAGTTGAACAAGGATCAAGTGTATCAAATTTAAGTTCTAAGGAAATTAAAAGAGATATATTAATTTTTGCAAAAAATAATCCAAGATTATTTATTGATCTTGCTAATGATGAAAATGTTATACTAAGAAATTTCGCTATTAAAGCAGTGGAATTAGGTATAATGAAGTTAGATGCAGATCAAAGAACTTTTAAATGGGGTAGTAATGGTCGTAAACTAATGACTGTTCCTTTTGAAGAAAATCCATACTCAGCAATGGCTGCTTATTTTAAGACAGATGAAGGTTTACAAGTTTATAAGTCTATAGAGAAAAAAATCTCATAAATATGTAATAATAATAGAGGTGGCAGAAGTCACCTCTTATTATAATAAAAAATTACAATGGCGATAAACGTAGACACGGTATACAAAACAGTTTTATTAATACTTAATAAAGAACAAAGAGGGTATGTAACTCCTGATGAGTTTAATAAAATAGCTACTCAAGTTCAACTTGAAATATTTGAGAAATATTTTGAAGACTTGAATCAACAGATGCGCATTCCAGAAAACGATAGTGAATATGGAAATCGCGTTAAAAATGTAGATGAAAAAATATCTATATTTAAAACCATACAATCACTAGCTCCTAGTTGGGTTGTTGGTACAAACGAATTCAATATAGTGCAAACTCCTGCAACTATACTCCCCACCGTACATAGAATTGGTACTGTTATCTATAAAGATGAACAAGAACTTGAAAAAGTAGATAGAAACGATTGGTTACGACTTAATATGTCTAAATTAACTCGTCCTACTGCTGATTATCCTATGTATTTATATGAAGATGATAAAATAATAATTCAGCCCGCAGATTTAATTAAAGTAAATCCCTTAAACCCTCTAACTATTTTAGATCAATTTCATTTGGCATATGTTAGAAAACCAGCAGACGTAATTTGGGGATATACAGTACTTACAAATGGAGCATATTCTTATGATTCTACTATTGGTGTTTCTCAGGATTTTGAAATTGATGATACAGATCAAACTGAGGTTATATTACGTATATTAATTTATATGGGTATTGTTATAAGAGATCCTCAAATAGTACAAGCTGCCGCTCAACAAGCGGGTTCAGAAGAACAAAACCAAAAAAGCTAATATAATATGTCAAATTCACCAAATAACGGTTTAATAAACGAAACTAACGAACAATATTATGTAGGGCATCAAGCTAAAGTAGCAGATGGAAGCACATCGTATACATATACTTTTGATGAAGTATTAAGTATGGCAGATGCCGCAGCTCCTTTAACTCCTACCGATTGGTCTTCTTGGAATCCTAGTGATCCTAATTTTATGTTAAATAATTTTGATCTTATGGTTAGTACCGGAGGATTAAATCCATATGTGCTATGGGATGGAATGAATGGCGGAATGGTTGGAACGTTTGGTTTTAAAATCTCTAATTTCTCCGATACTCAAGATTGGAGTACTATAGAATTTTATGATACAACTACTGGTTTACCAGCTATTGCAGTAGCTACAGGGTATTATATTCAAGTTAGGTTAAAAAGCTCTTTAGTAGATGGTGCTCCTAATTATGGAGATTATCAATACACTTCTTTAAAAGATATTGTTAATAATTTTCTTGTAGGTTATGTTGGTAATGGTAAAATAATTTCAAATGCAAAAAGATCGGATGTAATGTTTCATGCTAAAAGAGGTTTACAAGAATTTAGTTATGATACATTAAAAGTAATGAAATCTCAAGAATTAACTATACCTCCAACGCTATCTGTTATCATGCCTCAAGACTATGTTAATTATGTACAATTATCTTGGATAGATGATAATGGCGTAAAACGTATAATATATCCTACTACACTTACTAGTAATCCAATGGAAAAACCATTACAAGATAATAATATAACAGATAATAGTAATTATGGTTTTTCATTTCCATCAGAAGGTTATGGTATACCTATGCAAGATCAGTTTGGAGAGAATTTAGATGGTACCTCTATGACAGAAGAAAGATGGGAGAGTGTACATCCTTTTTTACAACAACAATGGGATGATTATGGATCTATTTGGGGTGAGAGAAGAGAATGGGGATTATTAGGTCAAAGATATGGTTTACAACCTGAAATAGCGCAATCTAATGGTTGGTTTACAATTAATGATAGAGAAGGAAAATTCTCTTTTAGTAGTAATTTACGAGAAAAATTAATTATCTTAGAATATATCTCAGATGGATTAGCATATAATGAAGATGCTAAAATACCTAAAATGGCAGAAGAAGCATTATATATGCATATTGCATATAGTATTTTGTCTACGAGAGTAGGTGTAAACGAATATGTTGTACAAAGATTTAAGAAAGATAGAAGAGCTGCATTACGAAATGCTAAAATTAGATTATCTAATACAAAACTTAATGAGTTTATACAGATATTACGTGGTAAATCAAAATGGATTAAATAGAAAATATAATGGCAGAAGTTAAAAATACATTTATCCAGTCTAAAATGAATCAAGATTTAGATGGAAGAATTATACCTAATGGTCAATATAGATATGGTAAAAACATACAAATAAGTAGATCAGAAGGAGATGATGTTGGTGCTTTAGAGAATGTTTTAGGTACTAAAATATTAACTGATTTTGGATTAACTCATCCTGCTTATGAAATTATTGGGCACACTGTTGATATAACTAACGATTTAATTTATGTATTTATAACTGATTATAGTGATTCTAGTGATAGTCAACTAGCTAATAATATCACTGGTCAAAATCAAGCTTTTAATTTTACCAATAAGAACTGTTTCATTGGGTTTTACAATAACAAAACACAAGTAGGAGGTTTACTAGTCGGTGGTGATTTTTTAAATTTATCCAAAACACACCCTATTACTGGTGTAAATTTAGTAGAAGATTTATTGTTTTGGACAGATAATAGAAATCAACCAAGAAAA